ACAAAGTCTCTTATGATGGCAAGATATTTTGCTTTAATACTAACAAGATCAGAAAAAGCACTATCGACTCCTTCTTCAAACTTTTGTATATTATCAGCACCATTAGTAGCTATGATATTAGCTCCAAACTGTGTGAATGCCCAAAAGTCTCTGCTGCCTTCTGTTGTACTGTTGTTGTAACCACCAGACTTAGACTTGTCTTGAAATACAAGTGAACTATCCATCTGGTATAGTTTAGTTGTATCTCCTGCGTAGTTAGTCGAACCACCGGCAGAAAAACTTGTAAATAAACCAACAGGAGTTGTGCCTAGACCTGTACCACTTAAGGCTACGAAACGAGGAAAGGACTTATATCCTTTTGCTAATGGAATGACGTTATCGACCTTGATCGCACCACTGTTTTGATACGTTGGTAGGTCAGCTTGTAATTGACCGAAGTCTATCATACAACCCTACTTGCTGACATTTGCAAAGGAGCAGAGGAAGTTCTACCTCTTTGTGCTGACTCGTTTGCTGTTTTTACTCCTTCTTTATATAAACCTGCCCACACTTGCAGTCTTTCATCTGCCATCAAGAATGGTGCACTTTCACTTAATGCTGCATACAAATACAAATCCGGAAAGTTTGTTAAAATATTATTACTTGTGTTATCATCTGACAAAGCAGTTGGTTTTTTAAAAAATCCTAATTCTAAAGTTTGTGCAGCATCAGGCATATTACCTAAATAAATTTTACTGCCAACTATTGTGTAATATTGTGGTGTTCCAGATCCTTCTCCTTCATTATACACTCGAAAAAAATCTGGTGGGGACATATAATTAAGAAATTGATATGGGTCAGATTGATACATAACATATCGCATCTCTAAATAACCTGTTGGCAAATCATAAGCCTGTGTTCCAGAAACAGTTGTTGTAGATGTGTCTATAGTTTCCATTTCACGCACACGCAAATCTCTCGCATGACGAGACTCTGCTAAATCAATAAACGTATCAAGATATGATGTTAAATCTGTTCTGTTTAAATAATTTGCAATTTCTGTTTTTAAATTTGCGTAAGTATCTAGTGCCATTATACATTTCCTTGATAAACTCTAAAGTGTCTGTTGTTTGGATCGTTTAACCATTTTTTAAAACGTGGTTTGTCAATGATGCGACCTGCATTTGACATAATTCCTTTTTGTGCCAATTGCTGAACAACAATCAAAGGTATGGATGCAACTTTGTACATTTTTGCATCTTGCATACCTCTGACTTTGTATAAATCGTTTTTAGCCTCAAATTTATTACGTTCTAATATTGGTTGTACATCTTGCACATCTTCAAAGTGATATTTATTTTCACTCTCATCAATATGCATTTTTGTTTTAATAACAGATGTACTATTATTATCGTCAATCCAAAGTTTCTTAGACATTATTTTTTCTTTTTACTTTTCTTTGATTTCTTTTTATCTTCATTAAATACTGGAGATTTTTTATTTTTCTTTTTTGCTCTTTTTTTCATTCCACGCATTGTTATATCCTCTAGTTAAAAGTTAAAAAGGAGGGGAAAAACCCCTCCTCATCCTTAAACTTATGCAGTTAAGTTAAATATTCCGTAGTTAGCGTTTGGAGATCTTGCAGTAAGAGTCCACTCTGTTAAGAGTAGTTTCTTATCGTTGTCACCAGAAGATGCTAAGTCTTTAGTTTGGAATGGTCTTAGGTAAGATACTTCCCACTTATCCATTTCCAAAATATCAACTCTGTTAGCATTTTGTAATCTATCTGGCACAAAACTCACTTCGCCAAAGTCACTGACGTAAATATCCACGGCTCCGATGACAGTTTTGTCATCAGCGTTTTTATATAAAGTTGCAACACCAGAGAATGCAGATGCTAATTGCTTGTGAGATGCAGACATTAATACAACGTCTGGATTTCCACCAAGCTCATAACTCTTTTTAAGTCCTGCTTTTAATAATGCTTCAGTAAAAGTTCTGTTAGTACCACCTGCGATTGCAGTTGCACCAGTACCGGCAGGTGAAGCCGATGGAGAACCATTAGTTGAGAAGTTTCCTGCACTTGATGATGTGCCGGCAATATTGCCACCATACCAAGTACCTACTGAGGCACTCTCTCTTGCAGTGCCAGAAGCACCGGCAGCTTTTGCATTTTCGATACCAACGTTTGCGTGTTCGATATCTCTTTTTAACTCTTTACCAAGTTTTGCTAATTGGTAAGCTAGTTCGTCTCCTCTACCTGCGTTTGTCACAGCTTGATCAGAACCAGACACACCAACTGTTTTAGCAGAAATTTGTGTGTAGTTAGTTAGTCTTGTTGTTGCAGCACGACTACCTAATGTGTAATCGTCACCTTCTTTTTGTGCATTGGCTGCTGCTGCTGCCAATCCATCAGTTTGCCACTCGTGTAAAGTTTGAGCAGCTGATCCCGATGCAGCGTTAGAAATAAAAGGGGTTTCAGTTGGTGCTATATTATAGATAACATCAGCCAAATCTTCTCTTATACCAACACGATCGAAAGTTTCTACAGTATTCGATGGAACACCCATAGTTTGACTCCTATTCGTTAAAGATCATTTCCTTCAACACCGATTGTGCATCCCGAACTGATCCAGATTTTTTCAGCTTATTCATTCTGCGATCATGACGTTGCTTAACATCGGAGTCTTCACTTACATTTGAAGCATTAGATTTAACAATTCTAGGAGGCTTGTTGACTTTGTTTTTGTCTAATTTAGTTTTTTGCAATTGATTAAATCGATATGCTTTGTCTAACAATAAAACAGCACGATGATCTACCATCATATCTATTTCTTGTTGTGTATATCCATTCTCTAATGCAAAAGTTTTTAACTTAGACGCATAGTCTCTGCCTTTATCTTTGTCGGCATAGATAGGTAGTTTTTCAGCTAAGATTTTTCGTTCCTTTGCAATATAATCATCGTAGATTTTTTTTTGCTCAGACATTTTTTCTTGCTGAATACGTTGTTGTTCTTGCTGTGCAAGTTGCAACATTTCTTTACGTCTATCCTGTTCAGCTTTTTTGCGTACATACTCAGCCGGATCAGAATTATATAACGTATCCCAGTCTATATTTTCTTCTTGCTTTAAATTTTTAGTTAGCTCTCCAATTTGTGCTTCGTATTGATCACGAGAACTTTTGACTGCGTCTAACTCTTTCGTTAGGTTTTCTTGTAGGCTTTCTACTTCTCTACGTTTGTCACCCAACTCCATTGTTTTTTTGGTATAGTCTGACTCTCTAGAGTAGCCTCGCATGAGTTCTTCAAGGTTAACTTTATGTGGCTCACCATTAATAGTGACATCATAAAGCGTCTCTTCACTTTCAGCGACAGCTTCTGAGTTATCTTCTACTTGTTGATCATCTAAAACTTCTGTTTCAAGTTCTGCCGTGTCTTGTTCAAGATTGCTTTCCTCGACATTAGTTTCAGATGCTTGAGGCTCTTCGTTCCTTGCAGTCTCAGTATTTAAAAGGGTAGCGAATGCCTCTGCTGTTTCTTTTGTAGTATAAGTCGGTTTAGAAACAACAGATTCCTGTGAAGGCGTGTCTGCCATTTAATTTCTCCTTATTTATTAATCTGTTTAGATGCTAATTTGCCTGTCTCCATCACAGATTGTAGTTGCACCAAAAGGACATTTAACATTTTTTTCATCATGTAAATTTTTTCTCGCCCTTCTGTGTCTCTTACAGGAGAGTTTAACCATTCTTGGTCTAACTCTACTGAAACTTTTTGTATTGCTTCAACAAATATTTCATCTTCTAATATTTGTTTTGCTTTAATTCCTCTTTTTTGTTCTTTTTCTAAATCCATTAAATTCCCGAACTATCATCATTGTAATCATCTTCTCGATTTGTAATAGGGTTAAATGTGTTACCACCAATTACAACAGTTCCACCACCAGTCATCTGATTACTTGATGTCCCTCCTCTGCCTGTCCCATAATCTACTCCACCTTGTGTTTGTTGCGAAACAGCCGGTAATGGAGTTCCAGAAGTAAATGTATAACCTGTATCGCCTGTGCCACTATTATATACTTGCTGATAAGTGTCTCCAAATACATCAGTAACTGGCTCATTCATATTGTTTGCCGGTAGTTGACTTTCTATTCCACCAACATTTGTATTTATGTTTTTATTTTCAATATCAAAAATAGGTTTTTGATTTTTATCAAATTGACCAGTAAAATATCCTCTTTTCATGAGCTCACTCATTATAAAATCTTTTCTAAGTTTATCTTGAGCACCAAAAAACAGTTTAAATTGAGGTGGCATATAACCATCTTTCATCGTTAGTTGTGATCCTTTACTTGGCAAATAACCAAGTGGACTATTTCCTAAAAAACCACTTGTTAAATAATCAAGTAAATCTTCGTCTGTTGCATTTTTCATATCTTCAATAGACATATAAGGTCTTTCTTCTGCTCGTTCTTCTTCAAAAGATTTTCCATTATCTTGTTGGTATGC